ATTAACAGCAAAAGAGTTAAGCAAGATAGTTCCTGACTTATCTGATGCAGTTTATGAACAAGCAGAAGCAGCATCAAAGGCTGGCAAAAATCAAGAAGCACTTGATATTATTATTGCAGCAGCACAAAAAAAATATGGAGATGCAGCAGAAAAAAATGTTACATCTACACAAAAGTTTGATACAGCGTTAGCAAATTTTAAAGAACAACTTGGTTCAAAGGTTTTGCCAATACTTGAAAAAGGAATTGATTTTTTAACAAAATTATTTGAAGCATTTGATTCTTTGCCAGGACCAGTTCAAAATATTATAATTGCATTAGGTGCACTTCTTATTGTTGGTGCATTAACATTAACATTCTTAGCAAGTATGAAAACATCATTAGTTACACTTGGAATAACAAGCACAGGAACTGCTGGAAGTATTAGCCTTACAACAGTAGCACTGAATCTATTAAAGTTTGCTCTGGCAGGACTTGGTATTGGCTTAGTTATTGCAGCAATCGTATTACTTGTACAAAACTGGGATACAGTAGTTGAAGTTGCCAAAAAGGTTTATTCAGCAATTAAAGAATTCTTTGGTAAAGCATTTGAGTTTGTTAAAGAGGCAATTGGCAAAGCAATTGATTGGGTCAAAGAAAACTGGCCACTTATTCTTGCAATTTTGACGGGACCAATTGGATTAGCAATATTGGCAATTACTAAGAACTTTGATAAGATTAAAGATAAAGTCGGAGAAGTTATTGCAAATATTAAAAATCTATTTGACGACCTTCCAGAAAAAATGGTTAATATTGGAAAGAATATTGTTACTGGACTTTGGAATGGAATGCAGAACATGGTTGGCTGGCTAAGAGATAAGGTTACAGGATTTTTTAAGAACCTTGTTCCATCATGGGCTGAGAAGGCTTTAGGTATTGCTTCTCCATCAAAAGTGTTTGCATCTATTGGAAAGAACATTATTGGTGGATTGCAAAGCACATTTAATGCTCCAGCAGTTAAGGCTGTATCTAACAGAGCACAAGCAGGTATTGCAGTGCCAAGAGTATCATTGCCATCATTAATGACTTCTCAACAAAAATCAGGAGTTAACATTACAATTAACGCAGGACTTGGAACTAATGGTCCAGCACTTGGTCGTCAGGTATCAAGTGCAATTAGTCAATACGGCAAAGTAAGTACGAAAACGAGGTTCTGATGCTAGTTGCAGATGTATTCAAAGTATATTTATATCCAGATCAACAAGATTATTTTCGTGGTGTTGAGCCTGAAAATATAACTTCTGGAATTATTAGTGTTGACATTTTAGAAGGAACAGATATATATGAGGGCCCACAGCAACAAATAGATACTGGTCAATTTACCATTGTAACTCGTAATCCTAACATGGACCCAAAGATAAATCCTAATCTAAAGTACAACTCAGCAATTCATTTTTGGGATGAAAGGTCTGGAGTATTTTTTATTGGTTTTGTAACAGATATACAAGTAGAATACCAAAGAAAAGAAGACGCAATAATTACAATTACTGGAACAGATATATTTGGTGCAGCACAAAGAGTTATAGTTGACCAAGATACTCATGATGCAATCATGGCATTAAGTACTGGTCCAACTTGGAATGGACTAACTTTTAGCGAATTTATTCCTTTTATGCTTGATTTTACTTCAAAATATCTTTATCTTGATGCACTTATTGGAGATGGTCCAAGACCTTATGGATTTTGGTTTGATGCAAGTCAAAACTGGGCTGAACAAAGTCTTGGAAATTTAGCATATTCACCAGCCAAGTATATTCCTCAAGTTGGAGAATCATACTTAGAAGTAATGAATAAATATGCACAAACAAATTTAACTTCTTTTTCAGCACTTGGTCAATGGGTTGGCGGAGCAATAAATGTTTTTTCATTTCCAAAATACGACCCACAATTTTGGTCACCGCAACAAGACCCAATGGTGCAATATCAAGATTATGATTTTAGTTCTGATGGTGCCGATGGCAGGCCATATGAATCAATACTGCTTGATAACGGATACAATAGAGTAATTAACCAAGTAGACATATCTAATGAATATAGATTTGTAGATGCTGGTGAATTAAAATCTGAATCAGAAGGATTTACTAGAATATCAGAAGAATCAATAGACGAATATGCAATTTCAAGAGCAAGCATATCAACAATTTATCCATCATTAGAGCCAGGATTAACAACAACTTCTTGGGCTAATCGTTATTCAACAAATATATTTCAAATAACTGGATTTCCAGGTCAACAGATACAGCAAATTACATTTAATAATGCAAGATACGAAGATGTAGAAAATGATTTTTCATATTCTAATTATCTTCTTAATAGAATAGTAAGAATAAAGCATCAAGTTAGCGATACTGAAATTATTGATAGAATATACAACATTGCTGGAAAATCACACAATATTACTCCAGACAAATGGGAAATGACTTTTACACTTAAACCATCTAGAGAAGAATTTGTATTTCAATATCAAGGTCAAGTACCAACACTTGAAATGAATGCAACAACTGGCGATACCAACTTTAACTTTACAGCAACATTAGTAGATTTTGACCCAACAGAAGTTGCTGGAGTCGTTTGGGCTTTAAGCGCAACAGATGCAAATGAAATTAGTCTTATTTGGCCTTATGCTGTAACTGGAAGAATGTTTAAAAACGGTTTAATAAGAAATGGATTTACTCAAACCTGGAACTTTGATGATGACGGAATTCTTGCACCATATTCTTTTGACCCTGACTCAACATATCAAAGTCCTACTGACAATCGCTATGGTGGTTATGGCCCAGGAATATGGAATGTTTATGCTTTTATTACATTAACAAATCGTTTTACAGTTGTTGTTCAGCAACAATTAGTAGTTGGAACACCAGTAGTAGAAGCAGACTTTGGTTGGAGTCAAAATCTTACAAACAATTTTGGTGCAGTTCAATTTACAGATACATCAGTTAATCATGAAACTGGAGAGCCAGACTCTTACGCTTGGGATTTTGGGGACGGAACAACATCTGCAGAAAGAAACCCAATCAAAGTTTATAACCCAGGACCAAGTGATACAGAATATGATGTTAGTTTAACTGTTTATGCTTTTGGTTCTGGTGGCACAAAAGTTTATAATACTCACACAGAAACAGTAACATTAGCACAACCAACAATGGTTCCAGACTTTACATGGGTAGCAAATGTTCAAACAGTAACATTTACAAATACATCAACAAATGTTGGCTTTGAAGAGCCAGATGCTTATCTATGGGAATTTGGTGATGGAACAACATCAACGCTAAAAAACCCTGTACATACTTTTCCAGTAACGGATGTAAATACGCCACAAACTTTTTCTGTAAAATTAACAACAAGAAATATTTGGGAACAAACAGCATCAGTTACTAAAACTGTTACAACTACTGCTTTAAATGAAAGTGGAACATTCCCTGTTCGTTATATTAAATTTAGCATTGAGCCTTATACAAGACCAGGAGACCCAGATATTGGAGAGCAAAGGGCAATTAATCCTGTAATGAGTGTTTTAAAAGCAACTACATCTGGTACTGGAGTAAACTTAGCATATCTAAAACCACTTATAGGGTTTGAAGATTCTTTTATTCCAACAGTTGGACACAGAGCAACAGGTGGAGGATTTGTTCAACAATCTAATGGTTGGGATTTTTTCCTAACAAGAGACATACAAACAGACCCTGCATATTACGGAATTGGCCCAGCGACAAGGGCTGGTAGTGGTGATTCAACATGGAAAACTGTCCGATGGGAACTTGTTGTAGACCTTGGAACAACAACTCAACTTATAAAAGATATAAATTTAAGATTTGAAGATTTGGCTACAGCACTTGGTGGCATTCTTACACTTAGAATAGAAGACTTTTATCCAAGAATTAATGTTGAATTTGCTACAAATATTGGTGGTATTACTCCTAATCCATCAGGAGTATTTGGGCCTGGTAGTCGTGATGGAAATTGGGTAAATGTTGGTTATATTAAACTTGATGGTGGAAGAATGGACCCAACAAAACCTTCTGGTCAAAGAACAAATACAACAAAGAATATTTTTAAGATGAGACCATTGCCTTTAAACATTCCTTACTTTAACTATACATTTAATGATAAGATTGTTTCATTTACATCAGTTGAAACTGCAGATTCTTATGCCTGGACTTTTGGTGATGGTACAACTTCAACATTAAAAGACCCAGTAAAAACATATGCTTCTTATGGAACATATACTGTAACTCTTGCTGTTACAAATGGTGGTGTTGTAACAAGAACAACTACGGAGCCTGTAATAGTTCAAGCACCAGTAATATAAATTTCTGGACTGCCTCCAGGAAAAGCAGAACCCTCTCCATCATGTCTGATAACTAAAGGAGAGGGTTTTGTTATTTAATCTTCTAGACTTGGTTGCACCTCTAGTGGTAGTTCCACTGTAACCTCAACAGGCTCTTTCTTACTTACTTTAGCCTTGGGTCTTTTAGTATCGTAGTCCCAGTCTTTTACAGGAATAAGTTTTCCTTCGTAGTATACATTCTTAGCCATGATTCTCCTTTGCGAGAATTGAATAGATATCATCTACACGACTCTCTAGTCTTGTAATTTGGTCTTTCATGCTGGACCCTGAATTTGGCTTTAGTTCAGATAAAAACTTACTAATCATCCATTTGGAGAAGCCAAAAAATGCTCCTAGGATCGTGGCTGCGCCAGCGAAAAGGGCAGCAATAATTTCAGGGTTAGTCAACATACATCAATTGTACAATTAAGGTAGATTAACCTTTGGAGGAAATCAATGGAAACCCTGAATTTAATACCACCATCAGTTGAGTGGCAAACCTACCGTAACGATACTACAGAAATGACAGTGTTTCTAGTAGATGAAAACGATGCTGCACTGGACCTAACAGACTGGACTTTTACAGGTAAAGTTAGAGAATATCCATCAGATGCAACAGTATTAGAAACCCTCACCATTACAAAGACTGATAATGCATTAACAATCGTACTTGATAACTCAGACCTTCCATTGACTAGTTATTTTGACATTGAAGGAAATAATTCAGTAAGCGATAAGGTTTCCACAGTACTCAGAGGAAGAATAGCAGTAGAAGAGGATGTAACACGATGACTCTTGGCTATGTAAAAGTAACATCTGAATCACCACTACTTAATGGAGAAGTTCAAGTTATTTCTCCAAGTCAGATTAAAGTTCTTGCATCAGGAATAGCAATTGCACAAGGTCCTGTCGGACCACAAGGGCCTGCTGGAGCACCTGGAGCACCTGGAGCAACTGGCGCAACTGGAGCACAAGGAATTCAAGGCATACAAGGCATTCAAGGAGTTAAAGGAGATACTGGAAACACTGGTGCAACTGGTGCACAAGGAATCCAAGGAACTAAAGGCGATACTGGAGATGCTGGTCCTCAAGGAATTCAAGGCATCCAAGGCATTCAAGGAATCCAAGGCGAACAAGGCGAAACTGGAAATACTGGTCCTGCTGGGTCTAACGGTACTAACGGTACTGATGGAGACCATTACCACACAACATCTTCTACATCATTTGCATTAGGTACATCTGGTTCACAAACAATTGTTCTTGATGACATTAATGTTGACTATTCAATTGGACAAACAATTATTGTTGCTCATGATATTGACCATCATCAACATGGAACAGTTTCTAATTACAACCCTGCAAATGGCCAATTAACTTTTGTTAAAGATAATAAAACAGGTTCAGGAACATTTGCATCATGGACAGTTAACTTAAATGGTGCTGTTGGTATTCAAGGCCCTCAAGGAATACAAGGCTTAACAGGATTTTCTTGGGATGTAACAAGAGTAAGTCCAAACGGTTATCTAATTGGAGAAATCGTAAACTATCTTGGTATTTATTATATTTGTATTGCAAACAATGATGCCTTAGTTCCACCATCTTCTCCAGATTATTGGAGTGTTTATTC